CCGTAACGACCCAGCAAGGCCCCTGTTTGGGCCAGCCTGCTCAGGGCTTAGAGTAATGACGGCAAAAGGTAAACAGCCTGTAACTGGGGCGGTAGAGCCACGGCTTCACAACAAGTTTTTAAAAGGCCCTAGCCGCGGCGATGAGGTGGCACAACTAGCTGAGGATATTGGCTTGCCCTTGCTACCATGGCAGCGCTTTGTTTTAAACGATATGTTGACCGTTGACAAAAACAAACAGTTTATACGCAAAACAAACTTAGTAATCTGTGCGAGACAAAACGGCAAAACGCACCTGGCGCGTATGCGTATCCTGGCGGGGCTGTTTCTGTTTAATGAGCGTAACCACGTGGTAATTAGCTCGGCCCGATCTATGGCACTAACTACCTTTCGTGAGGTGGCTAATGCAATTGAGGATAGCCCTGAGCTAAAAAAGCAATTAAAAAGCATCAGGTATGCAAACGGCAACGAGGCTATAGTTTTAAAGTCAGGGGCGCGGCTGGACGTACGCGCAGCTACTAGAGACTCAGCTCGCGGCGCTACAGCTGATTTTTTGTTTATTGACGAGCTGCGAGAGGTTGACCAACTCGCGTTTGCAGCGGCTATGCCAATTACGCGTGCAAAACCTAATAGCCAAACCCTGCTCGCGAGTAATGCGGGTGATGCCTTTAGCATTACCTTAAATGAGGTACGCGAAAGAGCGCTAAGCCACCCGCCTGCCTCAATGGGTTATTACGAGTACAGCGCACCCCAGTTTGCAGCTTTAGATGATCGCAAAGCGTGGGCACAGGCAAACCCAGCTATGGGCGTGCTGATCACGGATGCAGCTTTAGAGGAAGCGCTAACAATTCAAACTACCGAGCAATTTCGTACAGAGAGCTTGTCTCAATGGATTGACTCGCTACAATCACCGTGGCCCCACGGTTCTGTTGAGGATGCCAGCGACATAAACCTAAAAATGAGTCCTGGGCCGCTAACTGTGTTTGGTTTTGATGTAAGCCCTAGTAGGCGCGATGCCAGTTTAGTTATGGGTCAGATATTGCCTGACGGCCGAATAGGTGTAGCTGTGTTAGATACCTACAGCTCACAGGTTGCTGTTGATGAGCTTGCTATAGCTGCCAGTATAAAAAAGTGGGCTGATCTGTACTACCCGCGGGTTGTTTGCTACGACAAATACACAACGGCCAGTATTGCTCAAAGGCTACAAAATGCGGGCGTACAAACTCGCGATATATCAGGCCAAAGCTTTTATACCGCTTGCTCGGATTTTCACGACAGTTTGGTAAACGACAGGCTGCGCCATAGCGGGCAAGATTTGCTAGTGCAACAAATGGCCAACTGTGCAGCCAAAATTACAAGCGATGCCTGGCGTATTGTGCGCCGTAAGTCAGCTGGCCCAGTTGATATACCTATTGGCCTGGCTATGGTTATTCACATACTGGCTCAACCTGTAGCTGAGGCCAAAATACACGTTTAGACACGCCGAAGGATTTTTGGGCGTATGTCGTTGACTTTTAGGACATTATTAGGTTATGGGATTGTTACAAACTTTAGGCATTAACAAAAAAGATGTAACCGCACAGCTAGCCCCTGCCGTTATGTCGCAGGGTTATGGTGCTGGCGTTTATAGCTATGGCGGCCTTTACGGCGCTGGCAACGGCGTGCCTTTTATGGATCGCTACGTAGCTTTGCAGGTACCCGCTGTTGCTAGATGCCGTAATTTAATTGCTGGCGTTATCTCTAGTATAGATTTAGAGTTATATAAAAAATCAACAGGTAGAAAATTAGAAAGTCCTCTATGGCTTGACCAGTTAGATATGCGCCAGCCTCGTAGCGTAACTATTGCTTATTTAGTGGACTCGTTACTATTTTATGGTGTTGGGTATCTTAGGGTTTCTAGCGTATATCAAGATGACGGCCGCCCTAGTGGCTTTGAGTGGATCGCTAATACTCGCGTAACAGTTACTACTGATCAGTACGGCGAGCAGGTGGACTATTACACAATTAACGGTGAGCGTGCCCCTATGTCGGGTATTGGCTCGCTTGTTACTTTTCAATCTTTGTTACCTGGCGTATTAGAAACAGGCGCACGCACAATACAAGCTGCTATTGACGTGCAAAAGGCGGCAGCTGTTGCAGCTGCTACACCAATGCCAACAGGCTTTATTAAAAATAGCGGTGCTGATCTGCCTGAGGCACAAATTAGCGGTTTGCTAGCTGCATGGAAAGCGGCTCGCAATTCGCGTAGTACGGCTTACCTCACTAGCACTTTGGATTACCAACAGGTTGGCTTTAGTCCTAAGGATATGACGTACAACGAAAGTAGCCAGTACTTAGCTACCGAGGTTGCTCGCTTAATGAACGTGCCCGCCTATTACATAAGTGCGGATATGAATAACAGTATGACTTATCAAAATATTTTAGACGGCCGTAAAGAGTTTGTTGCTTATTCTTTGCAGCCTTTTATTAGCGCAATTGAAAACCGCCTAAGTATGGATGATATTACAGCGCACGGTAACGTAGTGCGCTTTGCACTAGATGAAACCTTTTTACGTGCTGATACAGCTGCACGTTTAGATGCAATTGAAAAGATGCTTAATCTAGGTTTGATTGACCTAGAACAAGCTCAGAGTATGGAACAACTAAGCCCTAGTGGCCTTAATGAAGGAGTAGCAACTAATGCAACCGTTGATCTTAACGTTTAGCGGCAATATTGAAGCTGTGGATAGCGGTGACCGCCGCACTATCTCAGGCAAAATTGCACCTTACGGCGAAATTGGATATACCTCAGCTGGCAAAGTAGTTTTTGCCGAGGGTTCAATTAGCGCACCTGAACCTAGCCGCGTAAAACTTTTAATGTCACACGACAACTCAAAACCTGTAGGCCGTATGCAGAGCATAACCTCAGCTAAAGATGGTTTGTATGCCAGCTTTAAAGTGAGCGCATCATCACGCGGCTCAGATGCAATTTTGCTAGCCCAGGAACAACTTATGGACGGCTTATCCGTTGGTGTTGAAGTTACAGCATCAAAGCCCCAAAAAGATTACCTCCTGGTCACCGCTGCCACTTTACGCGAAGTGTCACTTGTTGAGAGCGCGGCTTTTGCCAGCGCTGCGGTGCAAAAAATTAGTGCGCAAGAAAGCAATATGCCACTAGATGCGGCAGAAACAACAAGCACAAAAATTACGACAACTAACACCGTAATAAACACAACAACAACCGAAACCGAAACCGAAACAGAAAGTGAGGCCGCTGTGACTACAGCCCCTGACCAAACCGCACCTGAGGCAGTAGATGCCACAGAGCAGGCTGCACCTGTAGTAGAGGCAGCTCGTAAAATCATCCTACCTAGCGCACTTAATTCACAACGAGTACGCACACCTATTGTTAATATGGGTTCATACACAGAGCATAAAATCAAAGCTGCACTCGGTAACGAGGACTCAAAACTTTATGTAACAGCAGCAGATGACAGCTTTTCAACTAACCCAGCGTTTAACCCAACTCAGTACCTATCAGAGTTTCCGACAAATACACGTTTTGGAACACCGAGCATAGATGCCTGCAGCCGTGGGGTCTTGCCTACAAATGGTATGACAATTAACGTGCCCTCACTTGTTACCTCAGCTGGCGGTCAATCAGGTGTTGCACCTGTAGTAACTGTTGAGGCTGAAGCTGGAGCTGTACAAAATACAGGTATGGTTACAGAGTACCTATCAGGCACAGTAAACAAGTACTCAGGTATGAACACAATCAGCATTGAATTGCTAGAGCGCTCAGACCCTAATTTTTATGCTGAGCTAACAGCACAGCTACAAAATGCTTACTTAAAGACAATTGACACAACAGTTAACGCTGCACTTATTACAGCGGGTACTGTTGCTACAACAGCACAGGCTGCAACGTCTGCAGGTATTATTGGCTACGCATCAGAGGCATCACGACTTGTTTACGAAGCTACAGGCTACTTTGCTAATAACTACGTGGCTAACGGTTCACAATGGCAGCTACTAATGGGTGCAACTGACTCAACAGGCCGCCCAATTTACTCAGCAAGCCAGCCAATGAACGCAGCTGGGCTAACACAGCCTGGCTCAATCCGCGGTAACGTACTCGGCCTTGATCTATATGTTGATAAGAACTTTGCAGCCACAACAACTGTTGATGACTCAGCAATTATTCTTGCACCTGAGGCCTTTACCGTTTACCAATCACCACAGGCGTACATGTCTGTAAACGTTGTATCTAACCTACAGGTACAGGTTGCTATCTATGGATATATGGCAACAATTGCCAAAATGCCTAAGGGTATTATCCGTTACAACTTTACCTAAGATAACCCACTAATAGTTTGGTGGGCCTCTTAGCCCTTTGAGGCTCACCAAACCTAAGTAAGTAAGGAGTACACAAATGCCAGCAACGTACGTTACCGCCGCGACTTTAAAAGCATCGCTGGGCGTTGGCACCCTGTACGACTCTTACACCTGGATCGAGGACACTTGCCAGGCAGCCCAGGATCTAATTAACGGCTTTTTGTGGTTTGATGCCGCACCTGTTGTTGGCACAGCTTTAGTTAATAACGTAGCTACGGTTATGGTTGCTAACCCAGGTTTATTTACAACAGGCGAAAGCATAACGTTGAGTGGGTGCGGCTC